GCATCTCCTTTGGAGGCATCTAAACTCTCTCCCTGAGAGAGAGTATTAGGCATCTACATTATTTCAAATGTAGGCATCCATAGCATGTATAAGCATCCACCCGGAGCAGCGTAGGTGGGCATATGGACTTAGCTTAGGCTAGGTGCTGAGCACACCCCGGAGGGCCCCTCACTAGGTTCCATGAAAGGAACACATCATTGATACAAGTACCATGGAGATGGTACATCATCAAAACCATCGCCAATTTTATTGACGGTATCATCGATTGTGATAGCAATCGGCATCCTGAGATATTTCTCGGGAATTGGTAATTTGGGGAGTGCTAACCCAGATACCACTTCGGACAGATTTAAGGTATAAGCCCAATCTGAACCCGGTATAGAAAAATGCACTTTAACTCGTGCAGCCCTTTTTAGTCCGGCCACAACGTCTCCATAATTGGAGGAAGACCAGGACTTTAAACCATACCAACCTTTAGGCACTTCGTCGATGATTCGGCGGTATACGGTCTGGATCACGACCGCTGGGTTGGTGAACTCCTGCAGCTCGAAATCTATGGCGAGGTTTGGTATTTTTACTACCAATCGAGCTGGCGGATCTGGAGCACCCTCCATCACCGCAATCGGTTGGGGAAACCGACGAGCCTCTGTTACTGTGGAAAGATTTATCAGTAACAGGAACAGACACATCAGTCTGCAACATCTTTGGGACATACTCCCAGCATCCACGATTCTTTTTCCGTGAGAACGAATCATCTGTTCCTTGATTAACATCGCATCCATTTGAATCTTCTTTCCTTATATTATGGGCACTTATAGGTTTTGCTACAGGATAAATATCCTTCTTCAGACACCCTTGCTCTCTTAAACGATAACAGAGCCACTTAAATTTCTTCTTATTAGCAAAACAACTAGGCAAGCTCAACAGAGCGCTTAATAAATACATAGAGCTTCTTCGCGTCTGTCTATATGCGCACAAATCAGCAACTTTTTCACACACGCGAGCATCTCTAAAATAATATATCACATCAAGCCATGATTGATACAAATCATCAAGAGCTTGGTATTGACAGTCTCGTCTTCCCATACCAATTAACAACTTCGCAGGGTTTGGAACAGCGATCACTTCTCTTCCACCATCCTCAAGATCAACACTTACTAAAACTTTGAGCCATATAAATGGTTGATTATGAGGGAATTTCGCTTCAAAATTAACAGGGTTGTAAATAAATTCTCCTGGTCCGCGCGGTAATTCTTCGACGCTTCCAATTAAAGAATCATCACCCGAAGCGATGACAAAGGTAATATTGGGATTGCATAAATCATACACTCTAGCCAAACAAATCAAAGTAACCAAAGTGTTACCCAAATACGTATTGGCATCTCCTGTTCTCCGTTGATAATCAACGGAAAATCCAATCCCTGCTTCTCTGTCCACAATGTGTGATCGCTCATGGGCGGAAAACCACATCTCAACAAATCCGGGAGGTAACTTTAAAGCATTAAATATCTTCTCCTGCACTTTGTGATGTAACTCGCCCTGAGACTTGTCAAACTTTGAAAAATCCACCTCTTTAAACCATTTTACGGCATCGGATTTTCCAGCATCCAGCGTGAAAAGTTGATGCCACTTACCACTGGGAATATGGATTTTTGATTTCAAGACATAAACCAATCTTGACATAGCACTCAAAAACCGAGGTGAGGCCTGCATCACTATACCCTTCTTATGATAGGTAATAGTGGCACACAAAGGTCGCTCATGCTTCAACGAATTGTCCTCGACTGGTTTCACAATCGTCTTGACCATATGCATATATTTATCAAGTGCAGTCAATGTCAAGGGACCTTGATATTCCTTCACAGGTGGATTCTTCCCAAGCAAGTATTGATTGAAGTATTCCACCTCAACACCAGTCATAGGTTGCAACCTTTTTAATCGTGGCAAATCAACAACGTGTGTGAGAAACCGTTTGAAACACGTGTTGACTTCCGCATCAAGATCGAAAGTGGATTGCAATTCCGGTATATTCATATTCCTTTTCTTCACAGCTAAAAGAGCCTCACGTTGAGTATGCACTCTCTTACTAGTGGCACCGGTTTGAAACACAGGCTCAACATAAGAATTTGGACCCTTAACAAAATCTCTGAAATTGGAGGCATCTATCCAACACTTCGAAACCTCAAGGGAAATATCCTGTGTCTCCACTAACGTCTGGAAATATCGATCATCCATCTCATGATGAAATGGGAATATATCGTTCACGGCATCTTGAATAACCACTGGATCACACACCTTATCAGAAGGGCGTGGTATAAATTTCGGTTTCGGTGGTTCTTCGCATTCAAACTGACTAGACCAAACGGAATCAATTGTACCATCATTCCACATGATCTGATACTCATCTGGCATGGAAGATTCTTTATCAAAATGCAAATCATCGTTCACGGTCTCATCAGCGAGAATTTCGAGATCATCATAAAAAGATGATCCCGAAGTAACGCTTGCCCAATGATCATGACCAAGAAACGTCGCAGCATGAATTTTTTCCCTTTCTTCAAGCGGCAAATACGCTTTCCGGTGGTGGTTCATCGTCGTCATCTTCACGACGAATGAAAGTCGGTTCAACATAATCATCGGCACCATCATTGAACGAAAGGTTCCAAGGAACACATCGTGCAATTTATCCAATATAATATCTCCACTGAGATGATATTTCAAAACTGGGACAATAACACGGGAATAAAGCCACATCTGCATATAACTAGTTGTGGACTGATCCACAATCTCAAACACTTGATTAACATAAAGCGCATGAGTCAGAACATTCAAGTCACACAACTGAGATAAGAAGTGGTAAGAATCCATTGAGAGCTATCGGGTATATTCTCACAAAAATGATTAATCCGGGTCGTGCGTAAAATAATACTGCACAATAC